TTGGGTGAATCCCAAAACTGATTACTCATAATTTAAAATTTTTCTTAAATCTTCAACTACATCTTTGGAAGTTCTTAATTGAGGGTCATCGTTTTTATCCATATAATAATCACCCTCATGTTCATACTTGTGAATAAGGTGTTTAATACCATTTTCAAAATTTAGAATCATTTGAACCAACTCCCCTCTATCTAATATTGAAAACCTTTCAAATATTTCTACACTCTTTTTTTGTTCTTTACTCATAATTTTAATTGTTTTACTCATAATTGTAATTTTAATTGTTTTAATTGTTTATACCTGGAAGATACGAAAAATATTTGATATATCCTAATTTATTTTGAATTATTTTTAAAATATTTTTTTGGTTAATCATATAATTTAAATCTTACTGACGCAAGATACGAAAAATATTTGATATATCCAAATTTATTTTGATTTATTTTTAATAATCTTCAAAACATTCGTAATCTCCAACATAATAGCTGGTATAAGTTTTATCATCTACCCATATCTTAGTATCATCTACTGTAAGATATAATAAGCCTGTAAATCTATCTACACCTCCACCTGTAATTTCTCCACAGATAAGGTCATCTTTGCTACAAGCAGTCAGCAATAATGCTGAGGTTAATACTATTTTTATTAAGTTTTTCATATTTTAAGTAATTTATATCTGGAAGATACGAAAAATATTTGAATTATCCAAATTATTTAAGATATATTTTAAAGAAAAGTTATAAACCTCAGAAGAAACTGCTTTAGTGCTGTCTGCTGTCACTGCTTTAGTGCTGCCCTGGGCCTAGTGTCAAATTTTAAAAATAGAAGATTTACCTGAACCAATAGGAGTTTAACCTAAAGTTTGGGATATTATACTCATAGTTCCAATCTCAGAGTGTTCTTAATGTAGTTTAATTGTGCATATTACTGACCGCTTACGAATATAAATATACAGAATAAATAAAAACGTTAAGTATTAGAGTAATTTATAATGATTCTAAATAAGAAAGTTTATGGCATATAAAAAGGGGAAGAGCCGTATAAGTTTGTAAACAGTCAGTATGGCGTGCAACCCCTTTTTTAAAAACAAGGTTAGAGGTAATAATATGAAAGGTATCTTCCCTCTATAAATTTATATATATTTTAGGTAGTGGTTAGGATTATACCAAATAAAGTAGGAGAATATAAGAGAGTATATGGCTGAAAAAACAATTGAGTATAAGATACTGATAGATGATGCTAAATCAGCACAAACCCTAGCTGAGTTAGAACAGAGCGCAGAACAACTGAACGCAGAGTTAAAAGAATTAGACCCTCGTTCAGATGATTTTAAGAAGTTGGCTAAAGCTGCGCAACAAGTAGATGCTGAAGTTGAATCAATTGGTAACTCAATTGAAGGAATTAAGTTTGAAGATAAGATACAGGCGTGGGATGGAGCTACAAAGATACTTGCAGGTTCAGTAGCAACAGTAGTTGGTTCGTTTGGTTTACTTGGTATAGAATCAGAACGTTTACAATTCTTAGAAACTCAAGCAACTAATGCAATTGCATTCGCTATTGGATTAAAAGATTTATCAGAAGGTTTAGGTCAAGTAGCTACTGCATTTAAGAAATCAGGTATTGCTGCTAAACTATTCGGTTCAGTTACCAAGAAAGCTCTCATTGCCACAGGTATTGGTGCACTTATAGTTGCATTAGGTACTGTTATTGCATATTGGGATGATATCATTGCTTTAGTTCAAGGTACTACTGATTCGATAGAGGACCAGACAAAAGCAGTTAACGCTCAGATAAGTGATTCAGAACTTGCTGTTGAACTTTTAAGAATGGAATATGAAAATGTTCAGTTAAGAGGAGAAGCAGGAGTAGTTGTAACAGAAGAGATAAAGAAACAGTTATTACTACAACAAGAACAAAACACTTTATTATTAGAAGCATTACAGTTAGAGTTAGAAAGAACTAAAGAAGAAAACGCTAGTGTAAGTACTTGGGAAAAGATTAAGATTGGATTTGCAGGAGTATTGGGTAATTCAATGCAAATCAAACAAATTATATCTGCAACAAATGAAGAATCTGAAGAAACAGATGCATTACAAAATCAAATAAACGAATCTAAGAAAAGAGCATTAGCATTAGATAAGCAGTTATTGTTAATCGAACAAGATATTACCAAGGAAAAAGATTTACAAGCTTTCCAAACAAGAGAAACCCAAACACTCGCATCTGAGTTAACTCCTGTTGGTTTACAAGATTTCCAAATGGAAAAACTAAAATCAGATGCAGATTTCACAGAATTACTTAACATTCAGAAAAGAAAATCTGATGATGCATATTCTCAAGCAGTTATAGATAACCAAATGAAATTAGATGCAGCTCGTTCTAATTCATTAGATAATATGATTGCACTTGCAGGAGCAGAATCAAAAGTAGGTAGAGCTCTCTTAATTACTAAACAAGTTCTTGCTGCTAAAGAACTGATAATGGAAGCTAAGAAAACAATTACCTTTGCTTCACTTAAAGCATCAGAAGCAACAGTAGCTACGGCAACAGGTGCTGCAAAAACAGCAGCAATTGGTTTTCCTGCTAACATACCTTTATTAATAGCATACGCAGTACAAGCGGCTGGTATAATCGCAGCGGTAGTATCGGCAGTAAGAGGAGCTAAGAAAGCTAGTAAAGGTGTAGGAGGTTCAGCAGATATGCCATCAGCACCATCAGCAGGTGGAGCAGGAGCACCACCATCAACTGCTAATGTACAGAATGCAGATTCAATACAACAAATAGATGCACAACCTTGTATTGAAGCTTACGTTGTAAGTGGTACTGTAAGAAGTGCTGAGGAAGCAGATGCTAGAATTCGTAACAGAAGAAGTATAGCAGGTTAACCAACACATACATTCATATATAAACTATTGTATATACAATAGGATTACTTATGAACAAATCCCCTAAGATTATTAAGCTAGACATTGAGGAATTTGATTTAGAATCAGGTGTGGATATGATATCCCTTGTTGAAGCACCAGCTATCGAACTTCCGTTCATGTACTTCAAGCAACAATTCGAATCGTATTCGGACTATCCCAAACAAGCTCAAAAGAATGCACAAGCAGCTCTTAACTACGCAGATGAAAATGGTTGGGGTTCTTGTGGTACCCCGGTGGGCAAGCAGCGTGCCAATCAATTAGCTAAAGGAGAAGCAATCTCTGAAGAAACTATTGCAAGAATGGCAGCATTTGAAAGACATAGAAAGAACTCTAATAAGAAATTAGGTGATGGATGTGGTAGATTGATGTGGTTAGCTTGGGGTGGTGATGAAGGAGTTGAATGGGCACAACGTAAGTTAGAACAAATCAGAAAAGAAAAACAATCTACAAAAGAGTTATCAAAAGAAGAAACAGAACTTAGAATAGAAGCTATCATGGATTTGGTAGAATATATTGATGGTTTACCTGTATATACTACAATAGAAGAAGCAGAAGCAGTTGCAAGTGAGATAGGATGTGAAGGATACCACGAACACGAGATGGAAGATGGTATCATCTTATACATGCCTTGTGAAGGACACGATGAAGCAATTGATAATTTGTTAGAAGATGTAGAAGATATTTACAAATCTCGTAAGAAGAAAAAGAATTATATACAGAATCTTCCAGAAGATAGACAACAGAAGATTATTGATAAATTACTAGAGGTAGGAGAATCTAGGGAAAGTTTAGAGAAACAAGGCTGGGTAATTGAAGAGATGAGCGAAGATGGACAAGAGGAGTTTGCCATCACATCAAGACCCAACCTCTCTTCACTTGAAGATTATGGTAAATTTCAAATAAGATATCAGTATAAAGGCCCACAAGATTCTAAGAACAGAAAGTTCTGTGGCCAGATGTTAAGAGCAAATCTTATCTTTAGAAAAGAAGATATAAACAGATTAACTGTAACAGGCGAGAACGAAGAGTTCGGTATATACGATATATTCACATATAAGGGTTCGTATGGTTGTAGACACCATTGGCAACGATTGAGAATGTTTAAAGATGATGGTAAGGATGTAGTACAGACTGAACAATCAGAAGATGCAGCAACCTCTGTAAATGCCAAACCTACAATGAACAGAAACCCTAATGGTGAAGATGTGGCTCAAACATCAAACACCATTACATCAAACTTTGCAGAAGCAAGTAAAGAAAAACAATTGCTTGCAGGACCTCTTATGGTTCCTAATAAACTAATATACAGATACGATGATACAAATGGTGAGTACTATGTGTACTTTTCAGAAGATACAATCGAAAAGATTGCGTACAAGTATTTAGAAAACGGATACCAAGGAGAAGTAAACTATGACCATTCAGAAGAAGAGAAGCTAAAAGATATAACTTTAGTAGAATCTTGGATTGTGAATGATTCAGATAAAGATAAATCATATTCATTGACTGGAGAAAAGTACGATAAAGGTACTTGGTTCGGTATAATGAAAGTAAGAAATAAAGAAGTTTGGGAAGATTATGTTAAGAGTGGAAAAGTAAAGGGGTTCTCAGTAGAGGGCTTTTTTGCTGATTATATGATTAACGCATCTAAACAAAGGTTCTTTTACCGAACAACGGATGGTGGAACAGAGATTGTTATCGATGAGAAATCCTATGTTGTTCACATTTTAGAAGATGGAGAACGAAAGGCTATTATACCTGACGGAGAATATAAGTTAACTAATGGTAATACGTTGGTAGTTGTTGACTCAAAGGCTAAGATAGGTTCGTTCGAATCACAGATTAACTAACCAAAAAGGAGTTTATTATGAAAAACGCACTAAAAGAATTAGTGAAAAAGCATTTCAACCTAGTTGAAGCTTCTCCCGAAGTAGTAGAAGATGTTAAAGTTGAAGAAAAACTTTCAGAGGAAGTAGTGGAAGCTACAACTGAAGAAGTTGTTGAAGAAACTTTATCAGAAGAAACTACTGAAGAAACTTTTGGCGAAATCAAAACTGCTGATGGCGAGCTTACCCTCAAATATGAAGGGGATGAGTTAGCTGAAGCACTTGCGATATTCGTTATTACAGAGGATGGAGACATCCCTGCACCAGATGGTACTCACGCATTAGAGGGTGATATATCAATCTCAACGGAAGGAGGTGTAATTACCTCTATCGTTGATGCAGAAGTTGAAGCAGAAAGCGAAGAAGAAATGAGTGAAGAAGCTGAATTATCAGAAGAAGAAAAATCTGATATTTCTGAACTACACGAAGCTATCATCCAAATGATTGGAGGAGAGTTTAAAGAGCAATTCACCGCTCTTAAAGAAGAATTATTAGGTGAAATCAACACAGTTAAAGAGGCATTTAACGCTGCACCTGCAACTGAAAAAACTATTACTAACAACAAAAAATCTTACGGAAGAAACAATTCAGTAGATGTGAGCTATAATCCAAGCGATTCTAACAAAAAAGCTCAATTCGAAAGATTGGTTAAAGGACGTAAGAAAAACTAAAAAGGAGAATTATTATGGCAGGATTTAATGTATCTGCACTTGATGCTTTCAATAACGAACTTGCAGGGGAATTCCTTGTAAAGTCGGTTATTGCTGGTTCAACGGCAGAGTATGTAACTGTAAAAGAAGGAATAAAGTACAAAGAGCCTTTAAACCTTCAAGAAATTGACTTGGTAATCCAAGACGGAGCAGGATGTGTAACAACACCATCTGGTTCTGTAACTTACACACAAAGAGATATCGAAGTGTGTCAGAGAAGTTCATTTGATGGACTATGTTTAAGAGATTTAGATAGCAAGTATATCGGACTATTAGGACCAGCAGGTTCTTACCCTGAGACTTATGCTTTTGCTGAAGAATATGCTTCACAACTTGTAGCTAACTTCCAAAAGAAAAATGACCAATTTATCTGGACTGCAACTACTGCAGCTGGAGATTGTACAGATGGTCTTAACACACTACTAGCATCAGGTTCATCTGCAGATAGTGCAACATTTGTTTCACAATCAGCACCAACATCTGATAATCTACTTGAACAAATCGATGAGCAATTAGAAAATCTTTCAGTAGATGTACAAGATAGAGATGACTTAACAGTATTTATGTCAATCGCTAACTTTAGAAAATACATCGTTGCTTTAAGAAAAGCTAACAACTATTTCTATGACC